GCTCTGAGTTATCTGCGTTGATAGTAGCTGTATATGAAGTTGCTTTTAAGCTAGGGTCAGAAAAGTTATAGATGACCTGGTTGGTGGTCACATTGGTGATGAGAATGAGTCGTTCTCTTGGAATGTGACGAGGAACCGTTACTGTACGCGTTGACGGTACGAAGGTGTACGCGGTTTCCCATAGAATTTTTCTAGCCATTAGTTAGTCTCTTTCCTGTCATTGCTTATGCTCCTAGTAAAATATCCACTGCTTTAAAGGGGTATGCCTTACCGATAGTATTTACGTTAGGTCCTAGCATAACTCTACCATCAAAAGTAGATCCTGCTGGCGGAACCTCGTTAAAGGCAATCCAACCATCACTATCCAACATAAATCCGTCTAATGGTAGCATAGATTGCCAAACATAGTCGGGATAACTTGGGGTCTGCATTACTCCGTTTAGGGTAATCATCAAACGTAACGGGTTATAAAGAGGAACCTTGGTGCCCTGGAACCTAGGCTCAAATCTACTTGTAACCCCATCAAAGATATACCGTAGGTCGTCTAAGGGGGTAATGTCCGGTAGGTACGGAAGGCTGGCAAAAATAAGATCGTCAACGTACTTTTTGCTTGTTGCGTCAGTGTTGTCTGTCGGTACTAGGGGTACGCTAACGTGACCTGTGAATGTAGGGTTATTGGTACGAGCAATATCTGTGGAGATGTATGGTTCAGCAATAGGGGTGGCTGCCCAGGTACCGATTGTTACGTACCCCAGAGTAGCAATGTTTAGTGGCACACCTGAGTACTGAGCAAGATCAATATTGTCTGTACCAACCTTGATAGCACCACTGGTTACTGTGGAAGTGCCGGAGTTAGAAACAATCCAAGAAGAGTTAGCTAGGTAGGTTCCAGAGGTAACAAAGATATAGTTACCCGGCTTAATTGTTCCAGCAAGTAGGTTACCGTTAAAGTCAGTGGCACGAGTAAGAATCCATTGGGTATCACCATCACCAGGGTTAGTGGTTACATAAATACCGTTTTGCTTAGGATCAGTCTGGTCCTTAACAAGAACTCGCTGGTTTACCGTAACTCCAACGCCGTCAAGGATAAGAGCCCCGTTTACGGCAGCAGTAAGTTTTGCTCCAACTCCTAGGCCTCCTGTGGAGTCAGAAGTTCCTGCAGTATATGTTGAGTTTAAGTTTGCGCTGGTTGTGTAAATAACCTGGTTCTTAATAGTAAGTCCAGAAGCAATATTGTCTACATACTCTTTGTTAGCGGCTTGTACACCAGTAGTTGGATAAGGAACAACTACGGTCTTATTAAACGTTGTAGGAACATCTACGCTAAGAGATCCTGTAGCACCGCTTGTTGATGATCCAACGTTAATGTTCGTTACGGATCCAAATGCACCGCCAGTACCAATATTAACAGTTTTTGTTACTCCGCTAGCTGTAGCATTTGTAGAGTAGTTATGTGTGACTGCACCTGTAGGTGTTCCACCAATAGTAAGAGTAGTAGCGGCCCCAGCAAAACTGACAGTTGTTGCCCCTGTGTTGTACAGGTTAACGTAGGTTAGGTTACCCTTAACTGTTGGGGCGTTAAGTGTGGTAATGGACGTAGAGTCGTTAGATCCAATACCTAAAGTTGTAGCTGCGCCAGCAAAGTTTATAGTTGTGGCAACGCTATTTAATAGGTTAAAAGATGATGTTCCAGAAACAATAGAGGTATTAAGCGTTGGAGATGTGGCTGCTGCGTAGGAGTTTGTATCAATTGCATAGGTATTTGTACCTGTGCGCTTTACAAAACCTACACCTGTTAAACCAGCAAGTGCTGTAAGTTCATTGCTTGATGCTTGATATGCGTGTGAGTGGCCTGTATCGGCTTTTGCACCAAGCTGAGTCTGAATAGAGGATGTGACCCCTGTTACATAGTTTAGCTGGGTAGTAGTTACTGTTGCACCAGCAAGCTTATTTAACTCTGAAGTTGTAGCGGTTAACCCTGTTAACTTATTAATTTCTGTAGATGTAGCTGTAACAACTACAGTGTCGTTAATGTAAGGGTTGGTTAATGTCTTATTAGTAAGTGTTTGGGTACCTGTAAGTGTGGCCACTGCTGAGCTAATAGCAAGTGTGTAGGTTCCTGCAGAATCGTTGTACGTTCCAGTAAGACCAGTACTAGCAACAATTGTATTGTTGATCTCATCTTGGACACGTTCTTGTGTGTAATATAAGTTTGTACCCTCAGGAACTGCTGAGCTAGTAAGGGCTGTAAATTTACCATCTGTATATGTGTTGGCACTAGAAAGGGTAGTAGAGTCCCCAGTAATTCTAAGAGAAGCTTCAGCAGCAATAGCAGTATTTCTATCAGTTACTTCAGTAGCAATTGCTGTACTAATAGCTGTGCCACGATTTGAAGTTTCAGTAGCAATAGCTGCGTTTCGGTCTGTAACTTCTGTGGCAATCTTTGTATCTGTGTATGCTTGGTCTGTAACAGAGGCTGCAGCAATAGCAGAGTTTCTGTTAGTTACCTCAGTGTTTATAGCTGTGGTAATAGCTGAGTTACGGTCAGTAACTTCAGTGTTGATTGCACTTGTAATTGCTGTGCCACGGTTAGTAGTCTCTGTAGCAATTGCGGCATTGCGGTTTGTAACCTCAGTTGCCATGATGCCATCTGCGTAAGTCTGTGAAATACCTACAGCTTCATTTTTAGCATTAGCAATATTTACGTTACGGTCAAGTACTTCATTAGCAATCTTAGTATCTGTATACGCAAGAGCCGCGGTGTGGTGATCTGAATCTACGCCAAGTGCGTAACCAACAGCACCATTAATAGAGTCGTAGATGTCTTGTGGAAGAAGACCTATTTTTACCCAAGTAGTTCCATTATCAAGCCACATAAACCCAACATTGCCAATAAGGCTGTATGTATCTGTGGCTACGTATACGCGTCCAGCACTACCTGCAGTTGGGCGAGTCGCCAAAGTTCCATATAAAACTGTAGTACTAGAACCTCCGGCAGCAACCCAAGCAGAACCTGAATAACTATAAAGGGTTAGGTCAGAAGTATTGAAGTAAACATCTCCGGCAACAAGGGTAGGGATTGTTGGAGCAGTTGCTGACGCTAGTACGTTTAACGGAACAAGGCTTTTTCTGCTCATGTGTTATCCGTGTACTACTGCGCGATACTGTCCTGCTGTAGGGGCAACTGAAAACAGAAGAGTAACTGTGTTGACTGTGGCGTGTTGTACATCACACATTACTTCATCATACGTAGAAGTAGCTGAGTATACTGCAACAGTTACATCACGAGTGTTTAGGTTGTGAGTAACGGTGATTGAAGTAGCAGATCCATCACCAATAGCTGTTGCATACTTGCGAACAACTACCGAAGTATCAACTGCAACATCATTAGCGTTAGATACAATACCCAAGCCAGCAACAACATCAAGTGTGTTAGCTGTCTTAGTTAGACCATTGCCTGCTGTAATCTGACCAAGGCCAGTAAACTGTGTGAAAACTAACTCTGTTGTTCCAATTGTTACTGTGCCGTTATTTGTAAGAGTCCAACCAGAGTCCGCGTTTGCAGTTCCTTCTTCTACAAATACTGCAAAGGAAGCTGTAATCTCAGCTGAGGTATCTGCGTCAGTTGCTCGTGTAGGTGCTCCTGTTGCGTTTACAACGTAGATACCGTTTTCTGCACCATCTGCTTGATCCTTAACAAGGATACGGTTACCAGTAGCAAGAGTTACTCCGTCAAGAACATCGCCGTTTTCAAAAGCTGTTGCTAAAGTTACAGCAGCTGTAGTAGCTGCACGAACAGATGCCTTCCAATCAATACCTACAACTGCGGCATCAACGTAGCCCTTGTTAGCAGCGTCTGTTGATTCTGTAGGAGTAGCGAGGTTAGTAATCTTTTGGCTGTTAAGATCTACTGAAGCAGTGGCTACAGCAAAATCGTGTAGCTTGTTTTCAAGTCGAGCAACTGTACCGCTAGCATTTGGAAGTGTGATTGTATTGTCTGCAGTTGGGTCCACGACAGAAAGAGTGGTTTCAAAAGCGTTAGCTGTGGCACCTTCAAAAACAAGGCTTACACCAGTGTCAAGACTTACTGTGCCAGTAAAGGTAGGGTTGGCTAGAGGAGCCTTAAGATCGAGCTGTCCTTGAATTCCAGAGGTAACGCCGTCTACATAGTTAAGCTCTGTGGTTGTAAGTGTGGCGCCATCAAGAATGTTAAGTTCTGCAGCATCTGCTGTTACACCGTTTAGACCAATAGCCTCAAATGAGACGCCATTGTAAATGCGCATTTCATTGGCCACTGTGTTGTAATAAACTTGACCAGCAACAGGGGTTGATGGATCAGCAGCCAGGTTTTGAATAACCGCATTTTGAAGCTCATTTTTGGTTAAGTCAATCGGGGTTAAAAATTTACGTGCCATTCACTATCTCCTTATGATAGGTAAGCTGATCCGCTAAAGGCTGACCTAAACGTTAGCAGTACTGTAGCAGGGTTCGGGTAAGAAATCTCTCCTTCAACAACACTACCCCCAGAGTCTACTACAGTAACATTAGGGTGAAAGGCCAAATTATGAGAAATGGTCCATGTAGCAGAAGGTGTATTCTGAGTATAGACGTACCCCAGCTGTTGAAGCTCTGTACTTGGATCTGAAAGAACAACGTCAGGAGATTCTATGATGGTAGTAATATCTGGAATCTCTAGGCCATAGGCCGGATTAGGCTGCCAAATAGGGCTCAAATTGTCACCTGCTTCTGAGTAAAGACCTTACCTGTGGCGTATGTTTTAACCTTGCCGTCAGCACCAGTCATTTGAATATCATAATAGCATGTCTTTGGTAGATCTTCTGTAGTTGTTGCAGGAAGAGAAATTATCAGACCGTCTAGAACACTGTTGTTATTTACAGAGTACTTTGTTATAGTAAAGTCTGCAAGCAGTACTGGGCCAACCTGTGCGAAGTCTCCTTGGGTATACAGACGAATCTGTCCCTTAGGGGTATACGTAGTAAGGTCAAATCCAAACTGATACCTCATAGTGAAGTCGTCTCCAGAGTACATCGAGATGTCTCGTGTAAGAACTGGAGTAGGAGGAGTGATGTCTCCGTAGTCCGGCATAGGTAAGGTAACTCTGTCTGGTAGAGACCAGTCATCGATCTCTTGTGGACGATAGATTGGCACGTACTTGTTTGTGCGACGGCTAATACGACGAAGGCTTGCAACCTCAATGCGGTACATGCCAATACCAAGCATTGCGCAAAGTTCCTTGTATTGATTCTTGCGAATTTCTACCATCTCATTGAGCTGACGGAAACGCTCTGAACGTGGGATAGAAACACCGTCAGGTGAGATGATGTCGATATCAAAAGCTGAGTCTGTAGCTAAAGTGTAAAGAGCCATAGTTGAGGCCAAAAGAACTAGAGGGTACTCATCAATAGTTGGGAGCAGGGCTACCTGGCTTACTCGTGAACCGTTAGGATCTGTAGTGTGAGCTGCGTGTTGAAAAAACGCTGTGTTGATATAGTATGAGATCTCTGAATCTGTGAAATATCTGTATGACTGACCTACTACGCTGATAATAGATGTGTTAGGTGGAACCTGGGTAGAAGCAAAGGTAATTACTCCTGTGCCTTCTTCCACGGTTACAAATGAGGACTTGTCCACACCATTTACTTTGATAACAAGTGTGTATCCCTGAACAGGGTAGGTTGTAAGTTGAAACCTAACCGTAGTACCATCACCAGTAAAGGAGTCAGTAAACGCTCTGGCTGTGTCGCCAATTTCTGCTCTTAGTCTTTCTGAGAGCTGTTGTACTGAGGCAGTCATTTATCCTCCATATAGGTAATGTGCTAATCATCTAATAGAATATGAAATTAGTCAGGTTAAAAGGCTCAACTCCGACAGGAGGGCGGTTGTCGGAGTTGAGCGGTCTTTAGAGGAAAACTAGGTCCTCTTACAATCTATTTGACAGGTAACCTTTTTCTTCAAGGTGGCGAGCAAGATCCTTAGAAACCTTGTACTTCTTACCAGCTTGGAATGAATAGTAATTGCCTGCACCAAATGCCATCATCTCTAGTGTTTCCGCAACACGGATAACAACCTGGTCATCTGCTAGAGAAACCCCTACGCTTTCAACTTCGTCAATGATAGTTGGGTTCCCTGGGTTTTCTGTGAGGTCTGTAATTTCAACCTCATCCTTATATTCTTGTACTCTTGTTGCCATAGAAATTTCATTTGCCCGCGCAGCTTGCTGCTCAGCCACTGCCTTAAGTTGTTCTTCTCTTTGACGTCCTGTGACATCTGATACTTTTGCTTTTGACACGATTTGTGTTCTCCTTGTAGTTTAGTTTGGTAGTAGCTGGGGGAGCTTTCGCTCCCCCAGGCCACTGTGTTAAATTAGTTGGTTTCTGCGATAACTACAGACTGATCTGTGATAAGACCAAGACCGTAGATTGCGTACCAAGCAAGTGCGTGCTCACGACCGAAGTCTAGAATACCGCCATCGCGGAGTTCTACTGGAAGAGAGATTGCGTGACCGAATGCGTTATCTCCAATGAAGATAGCTGAGTAGCGGTCTGCGTTACCGTTACCTGTCTTGCGAACAGGAGTTGTGTATCCACCACCAGTTGGGTAGACGATTGACTCTGGAGCAACAGCTGTATCAGCAGTGTAGTTAGTACCAGCACCGTTTGTTACCTTGTCGATCTGAGTTGTTTCGATGAATACTGTGTCGTATAGACGACCAATTTCACCTAGCATGAAGTTACCTGGAGCTGCGTACTTTGTTACTTCGATGAACTCTGAGTTGTCACGAAGCTTACGGCTCTGGTGTGGGTGAACGAACGCAACATATGTCTCACCAAGGCGAGGGATGTTACGTGTTGCAAGTGTCTCAACTGCGTCCTTAACAGTACGTGTTGAAAGGTTGAAGTTACCTGTCATTGAAGCACGTGATGTACCGTTTGTGCCGTATGCGTAAAGGTTGTTACCAGCTGCGTTAGCAGTTGATGAGTATAGACCTGAACGATCTTCACCGTAGATTACTGATGAAGCAGCCATAAGTGTGTCACGAGCCTGACCATCAAGGTATAGGGCCATGTTACGTCCGAGAAGACGTGAAGCTGATGCCATAACGTCATCGAATGATGCGTTAAGTAGTAGCTCTGATACAGCAATTGCAAAGCCGTGCTCTGCTACTGTGATTGAGAACTGCTGTGCTGTAAGTGCGTTTGTTGACATACGGACACCTTCAACTAGTGAAGATGCTGATCCGAGGTTGTTGTAACGCATGAAGTTGATCTGGAGACCAGGTGCAACTCCTAGTTCTGTCTTCTTAACAGCGAACTGCTCGAAGCGTAGAATAGGCATTGACTGGAAAAGGATTTCCTTCGACCAGATTGTCTGAATTGCTTGTGTTAGCTGGCTGTTTGAGCCAGAGTATGCTGTAGGTGCTGCGGCTAGATTGCCGGTACCTGTTACGGCTGATGCCATGTCGGTGTTACTCCTTGTTCATATATGTTTGAGTGGGGGTACTTGCTATTTAGTTTTTAACCAAAGATTCCTTTGTCCGCGCCACGTCCCATTCCGAGACGATCACGAACCTTTGCGTATTCAGTAACCGACATAGCGGCAATTTGTTCCGCTGAGAACTGTTGTTGGTCCGAATTATTTTCCATGGTTGGAGGCAATGTTGGACGAGTACCTGTCATTTCACGACGTGCACTCTGCAATGCCTGTGATGCTGAATCTAGGATCTTAGAGGATCGGTCTCTAAGTCCAGTAATACTTTGTTCAATCTCTTCAGGAGTATTTCCTGAGATTAGATCTACAAGCTCAGGGATAATATTATCCTGTTCTTCCTGAACGCGACGGTTACGATACTCTGTAAGAGATGCATACTGACGTTCACGTTCTACTAACGCGAGATTGCGTGCGTTTTCCTTGCGTACTTCTTCAAGCTGATCTTGCCACTCTTTTTCTTTGAGTGATAGAAGCTCACGTGTGTCCATTTCAGCTTCAGCCTTTTTACGAGCTTCTTCCTCTGCTTCTCTGCGTAGGCGCTCTGCTTCAGCTAAACGTTCTTCACGATCTTTAGCGAGAAGATTTACTTCTCCCTTAAGAGATTCAATTGTGTCATAGAGCTTTCCTTTTTCCTGCTCACGTACACGCTTTAAATCTTCTTCTGTGTAGCTCTTCTGTTCTACGAACTGTGAAGAGGCCACTGCTTCATTTGTTGTAGGAGCCGGGGTTCCTTTAGCTTCCATGTGGAAAGCTTCTTGAGCCACTGCATCAGTTACAACTGGAGATGCTTGTTCTGACATAATTGTTCCTTTAGGTTTAAGAGGTCGTTGTCCGAATAAGTGCCACGATGACCTGCGGTTTAGTTTGGTATATAGTCTGTCAAATATTTATAGTATTTACAGCCTAAAAGTTAATCTGTTTGTCCTTTGAACCCATCGTCTGATCCACCAGCTTCATCACCTGAACGCCACTGCGGGATCTTAGTTCCGTAGGCTTCTGTGACAAGCTCGGATTGCATCTGAGCCAAAGTCTGTTCTTCAAATGGAGTTACTACTCCTGGTTGTCCAAGAGGTCCTGGACCTGTTCCATCACCTGGAGCAGCCCCTGGAGGAAGTGTACCATCTGGCATCATGCCTGTTAACGAAGTAATGGCTGAGTTGATCTGCTGCTTAATCAAAGCAACAGCTCCATCAGCCTTAGCATCAGAAATAAGCTCTTGACGAATTTCTTCTAGCTTCTCTGCTGGGAACTCTTCGCCAAGCTGACGTAGAGCACCTTCACGGCTTTCTAGGTTTAACTGCATCTTCATTTGAATTTCATTCAAAACAATTAGCTTATCTAGAGGCAAAGGTTGTGGGAAGTGAACAATGGTCTTATATGTTAGTGGGCTAGCCAA